ATCCAGGAGCCATCGCCGACCACATGCGGCGACCGACGCAACCGGCGCAGCGTCTGACTGCCATCGGCTGCGGTATTGGCCGATAGCTCATAAATCGTGCCGTCCGTCGCCGATCCAACGTAGTGATTCTCGAACGCGAAGATGTGCGTGCGCGCCAGTGGGAGATGCCAGTCCCCGTCGCGCACATTCCACGACAGCCACTCATGCCATTGCTCGGTCGTGTTGTCGTAGACCCAGCAGGCGTCGGCGGTCGGAAACAGGAAGACGCTAAACACATGCCCGCGCCAGATATACTCGAACGTCGAACAGTCGTTGACCGTGCTATAGTCACTGAGCGCGACTTCCACAGCCGACGTGCTCACCCGCTTGGAAGCCGATCCCTGCGCGCTCCAAATCGCCCGCCCGCCGTCGCTGTTCTCGCCAATCCAGACAATACCCTCGGTGGGCTGCGACACGCCAAACGGCGAGGACAGACCCAGGGAGATGATGGAATTGGGCACCGGCTCGAATGGAAACGTGCCGCCCGCATCCCACCACACTTCGGTATTCTGGCTGCCGAACAACCACAAGACCTTGTGGTCGAAGTCCACCGCCAACGCCACCAGTCGATCCGACGTTTGGGACTTCTGCGCCACGTCGAGCGCATCCCAGGAGGTAAAATCCTCGAGCGCCGAAATCTGGAACGTGGAGGCGCTGGACTGCAGCACGATCCCGTAGCCATCGAGGAAACAGCACATCGAGGCCGTGCCCTGCGGGAAGTCTGGATCGGCAATCTGCGTCAGGATGTTCGTGGTCTTGTTATAGACGTAGCCGTAGCCCCCGACCACCACCAGCAATTGGCCGCCCGCATCGCCATTGCTGACGATGGTTCCCATGTCGGTGCCAGCCGCCACCGTGCCGCGCAGCGTGACCGAATGATCGGAGAAGAACTCATAGAACCCGGTGCCGGAAATCAGGAACGAGCGGCCATCCTGCTGAAAGGCCGCCCGATGTGGGCCCGTCCCCGCCGTGCCGACCGCGACCAGTCCCGGCGTGCCGAGCAACCATTCCGCCGAACGAGGGGTGCCGCCCGCAATCGCCGCCTTTCCCAGATACCAATTCACGGTCCGCTCGGCATTGACCGCCGTGAACTGCCCTTGCGCCGATGGCCCGATAAATCCGCGCAGAGGGGTCATGCGCGGTTCGGCGCGTCCGACAGGATTGACCAGTGGCCCGATCCAGAGCGACGCGGCTGGAGCAGTGCCGGTTCACAGGTCAATTCACGCGGCCGGTAGTTGGGTTTGGCGATCGCCAGCTTGCTTTCTCCTGCGATCCGCACGATGCCTTCGACCTTCGGGGCCGTCAGCCCAGCGGGATATTCCGCGAGCAGTTCTTTGGCGAGGTTGTAGCGCAACGCTCGCGCATACCCCGGGGCAAAGGCATACGCCGTATCCAAGGACGCGAACTGCGACAGCGTGGCCGAGGTATAGAGCGCAATCGAGACGGTCTGTGTCCCGCTCGGCACCGGCCAGAGCGTCACCGTGCCCAAGCCGTTGCTATAGGCGTGGTCGTAGTAGAACGAGGTCGGAAACGGCGCTTGCACGGACTTGTAACTGATGCCCGCATACCGATCCAGCGTCAAGGGCTCCAGCGGGAATTCGTAACTGACACTGGACGCGGTGTAAATCAGGCCCGCTTTCGCGATCCAATTGGGCCACGCCTGATTCCATGTCCCACCCGGGCCGATGGTATAGCTCGCCGTCCCACCCGTCAGGCTGTAGGTCGTCCGGGTCGTACTTGGCACCAAGACGCGCTCGGCACCCCACGCATCGATCAGTTGATTGAGCGTAAAGAGGGCATCCGACGTTTCGGATGCCGTCGCGGATTCCCCTGGCGCCAACGCCCCCAAGAGCCGCATCGCCCCATGCACCAGTGTCCGCGCCGTAATCGACGTGGTGGCCGTGCTGGACGGCGACAGGGCGACCGCCGCCGCCGTGAGGTCTTGGAGGACTTCAAACTCGTCATTGCGCGGATCGCAGCCCGTCGCCGTCGCGTGCAGCATCAACGGGCCGAGCGTGTTCGCATCGGTCGCATTGGCCGCGACTTGATACAGGCCGTTCCCGATTTCCGTGACCGCGCCCGCAGGCGTGGTAAAGCTCGACGCGCCCGACTTCAGGATGGTAACGGTCGGCGTCTTGCCCGTGGCCCCGGTAATGTGGTCCGAGGACGAGACGAGCAGGAAGTAGAGCGGTGTTGCGGTGTTGTTCTGCTTGAGATAGCAGCCCATCTAGACCTCCCGCTTCGGCCGTCCGCGCCGCCGCGGCTCCATCACCGAGACTTCCGGCGTGTGCTCTGAGGCATAGAACGCGGCTGGGGTATCGGCCCAGTCCGGCCCCAACGCCCGATCCGCGTCCACGTCAGGCACAATCACGGCTGGCAACGTCCGGTGATACCGCCAGCGTGGATAGCAGGCGATGTCGTAATCCTGATCCATCAGCGATAGACCGCGATGAACGATTCCGCCGTCGAGCTGGCACCCACTCGACGCACGCGCAGCGGCAGAAAGAAACAGCCCGCCGCCTGCACCGTCAATGTGGTCGAATTGCCCGCCACATCGATGAGGATCGCCGTCTTTCCTGCGGCTGACGCATTGACGATGATCCCATCCGGCAGTGAGGACATCTGCATCGGTTTGGTGGTGTCGTTGCCGTCAATGTCCAGCGTGTCAGACTTGGTAATCGTGACGAAGCGTGAATAGCCCGCGTCAGCCATGAGTCGATGTCTCCCTTAACAGTCGTGCAATCCGATGCTGCACCGTGGTGACGCTGGCCGCACTCAACGGCCCAAACTCTTTGCGCGCCTCGGTAAGCAGGTCGAGGACCGCCAGGAGCGTGCGACGGTCAAGAGGTGCCCCACCCGCCACGCTGGCATCCACCAGTTCCGCCAAATCAGCCGCCACCACGTCACGCCCCCACCAGTTCACTCAACGGGCGAATCGCACACTCCGGTGGGCGAGGCGTCTCCAACGTCTCAAGCTCCACCTGTCGGCGAATGTCCTCTGGCATCACCTCGAGGCCGTGCCTGTCCAGTGTCTTGGCCGTCTCCACGCGGTCCCGCGTCCAGACCCGCTTCGTGTAGGCATGGACCAGCTTGCCGTGCTCGTCGTGCGACTCGTAGCCGTACAGCTCTTTCGGGTCGGCCAAGAGCGTGCAGGTCTCCGGCATCACCAGATGCACGCCCAGCGCCTCGGCGCGGCCCATCCAATACTCCGTGCTCCCCCGCTGCGTGCCGTATTCACAGTCGGGCGAGTAGTTCACGCCGAAGAAGCCGAGATGGGTCACGCCTTCCGTCAACGCCAGCGCAATCATGTAGGCGACATGCGAGGTGAAATACTTGCGCGCCATGCCCATCGAGACGCGCTCAAACGGGTAGGCGATCGACGCCGGCACTTCTGGAAATCGCTCCTGCATGTAGATAGGCGTCCGACAGGTCGCCAGCCACCGCAGATACTTCTGCCCCTTGTTGTTGGACTTCGCCCAGCATTCCTTGCGGTGCAGGTCGAAGAACACATCCGGCTCGCGCTGGAACATGCCGCGTGAACTGGCGTGCCCCCACAGTTCCCAGGAGGGATCGTCCCAGGGCGCGAACTTCAGGCTCTTTTCGTGTGAGCCGAGAAAGCCAATCTTGCGGAGGCGGCCCTGACCCGCCATTGGTGGACGAGGGACTTTCACCCCCGCCACTTCCGCCCGCGTCAGGGCCACCGCCATACTACGAGAGCCCCAGGTCGCTCGCCGCGGCGAGCACGTAGGGGTAGTTCAGGAACACCGGCAGACCCACACCCGTGTGTGAGACGGCCGACGTCACGTTGGTCGTTGCATCAGCGGTAATGAACATGTTGTAGATGTACCGCTGGGCCGTGGACGTGGTATTGATGACGGCGGTCATGCCGGCATTCGGCGAGGACACCGAAGCGGCCACAATCGGCACATAGGCCGACGTGATACCGCTCGTCGCACTCGCGTCCTGCGCGTTGGCCGCGCCATACACCTGCACCCAGCCCCACTGATCCGACGTGGAGGTCTGCTCGGCGACCACCCCGACGGAGCCCTGGAAGCCCGCCACCAGCACCGTGGCCGTGTAGTTGCCATCGTTGCTGATCGACACCGTCACGCCCGTATGGACCGTGGTGTCGAAGTTGCACATGACGTATTCCTTGCCCGCGACCGCCCGCCGCGTGCCCGGAACGCCATAGGTGGGCAGGATGCCGTCCGGCGTGCCGCCCGTGCCGATGAGGCCGACATAGCCCCCTTCGGTCGCCGCGCCGAACTTGTCCTTGGAGCCGAACCACACCGTGGAGCTGTTCGCGTGCGGCTTGGCCTTGGACCCATCCACCCCGCGAATCACCTCGACGGTGCCCGAGATGGGGATGGACTGAACCAGCATCTTCTCGTCGTCGATGACCAGGACCGACTGGCCCTGACCCGCGACGAGCGATCCGACGCCGTAGATGTTCGAGGTCGAGGTCAGCACGAAGCGCGTCTGCCGCGCGTCGATACCGCCCGTGGTGTTCAGAGTCGTGCTCGAGAGCTGTGCGATAGACATGGCTTAGGCTCCCTGCACGCGCAAGCAGGTCCATTCCGGCCTGATGGCGTTCCAGCCCCAGAACATGTCGAGGCGTGCGAGGTTGTTGTCATTCGAGATGTCGAAGCTCTTGGTCAGCCGCATGCTGATCCCCAGCTCTTCATCCCGGGCAAAGACGCACACCGGGGCGTCCACGTCCTCCGCGTCGGCCATCGCCAGGACCAGCGAGTCTTCCGCGAAGATGAGGCCCTGACGGCTCGTGGTCGCCGTCTGCGAGCCACCGGCCGACATGCCGAGGTAGGTGATGACCGCCGAGTTCGCCGGCAGCGCCGTCACGTTCTGGAGCGGCGTGGCGGCGGCGTAGAGAGGCGGATAGAAGTTCAGCGTCACCGTGCCCGAACTATCCGTGGTCGTCTGGGTGACCGTGAACTGCCGCAGGCGGTTCGTGCTGGTAAACGTCGCCGAGTTGATCTCGTAGACGCCCGCCATCGTGAACCAGTCGCCTTCCTGGATGGTCGTATTGCCCGAGCCCCACCCGGTCGAACTGAGGGATGTGGCACCTTCCACGACGTTGGCCGAGGCGCTGACAATCGGGGTCGCCGTGGTCGTGGCGCCCGTGGTATGCACCGCCACGTTCGGCGAGCTGAACCACTTCTCGATGCCATACGCCGGGCCGCCGAACTGGCCCTTGGTGAACGCCGAGCTAATGGCCCCGGTCGGCGCGAAATACGCCTTCTGGGCATCGGCAATCACCGCGCTCTGGTCGGACGACAGAATCGCCACCAGATCCCGGTTGTTGCCGTTCATGTCCACGAGCTTGGCGTTGCCCTGCGAATACGTGAGGCCCGCCGTCGGGGACACACCCACGGAGCCAATGGAGTTCGGGATCTTCTTGTAGAGCCGCGAGAAGCCCTTGTTCTCCATGTCCTGCACGAGCGCATTGGCCGCCGGGATGATGCAGGTCCGCATGATCTCGGACTTTTCCAGCGTCAGGGTGTAGCTGGAGAGTTCGAGCCCGATGTTGGTCTGGTCGGTGATGCTGATCGGCGTCACCTGATCGATCACGGGCTGCTTGTTCAACTGCGCGCCAGAGGCCGCACGGGGCCGCTGCGGCAGGCGGGCGTTGATGGTCGCTCCGACCTTCGCCCCCTTCACGCGAAACTGGGAGTCATACGAGCGGTTCGCGTTCTTCGCCAGGACGCACCTGTTGAGGAACTGATACGCGATCTCGTTGACCACCCACTGTGGAGTGACAACTGATGCCATGATTACCTCGCCCGACGCTCACGGTCCTCGCGTTCCCGCAGGCGCACATGCTCCTTGAGGGACCGGGCCGACTCGTCGGTGGGCTGAGCACCCGAGCCCACCGTCACGGACGGGGGCGCCGGGGCCTGTGATGTGGGAACGGGCTTCGGCGCCATCGCCGCACGCACCGTCGCTTTGACTTCGCCCAGCGCGACCAACGGGTTCACGCCAGGAGCCAATACGTCCTTCACAGCGTCCGGATGGGTCGCAAGGTGATAGAGCACCTGCGGGCCGAGCGCATCACTCGCCACAAAGGCGGCAATGGCTGGCGAGGACGGATGCTGGGCGTATTGGGCGATAAAGGGGTCGGTTACCGCGTCGAAGTCCGAGAACTGCTCCCGCATCACCTGCGCGCGACCCTGATAGGTCGAAATCGCCTGTGAGACAGACTGCTCCTCGGCCACACGCTGACGCGCGGCGTGCTCCTGCTTCGCTTCCTGCCGTCGATCCCACGCCGCCTGGGCGCGGAGATAGCCCGCGTAGGGGTCGGCATGGTTCGGATTGGCCGCGACGAAGCTCTCGTAGGTGGGTTCCGGGTCGCGCGGGTCGATCGCCGGTGCCGCAGGGCGCGATTCTGCAGCGGGCGGAGGCTGAACCACGGCCATCTGCTCGCGCAATTCCTTGCGCTGGCGCAGCAGCTCGTTCAGTTCGCTGATTTCGGTCTGGAGCTTGGCCTTTCGGGCGTCGAGTCTCGAGGCGCGCAGCTTCCGGCCTGCCTCAGACAACTCGGCATCCGGCTTCAGGCTGTCGGCTTCGGCTGTCGCGGCAGCCTCGTCTACGACTGGCGCCGCAGGCGTTTCTGCGGCCTTCGTTTCGACAGGAATCGCGTCAGTCTTGGCGTCGTTGAGTTCAGCCTGTTCGCGCAGCGTAAGTGTCGCGGCCGTAATCGGCTGCGTCGCGGGCGCGGTTTCCGTTGCTTCCATGCGTCTCCAGACCAAAAGAAAAAGGCCGGCCCAAACGCAGATGCGTCTGGAACCGGCCTTGTGTTGGTGACCCGCTCGCGCGGGGCAACCGTCAGGCTATGAAGTTGTTCTGCGACCCGCGCCCGTAGCTGCGCGGAGTCTACACTACCGTGTCAAGGCTACGTGCGTTTCTGGGGCCTGTCAAGGAGGATTCGGATCGGTGGCTGCGGAAATTCAGCCGCATGGGCAATCCCTTGGCCGAAGTGCAGCACCAGTGATCCGGTATAGCGTTCGGTATAGAGGCGCATCAGCAGATCGGGCATCGTTATCTGCTCTCCAATCGCAAACGCAGTGCGATTGGTTATTCGCTGCGCTTCGGTTTCACTAATGCCGAACTCTCTAGCCAATGCAGCCATTAGTCGCGTGGACATGTCACCGATCCCCCATGTCGGCAACCGCGCCAAAGCCCCTTTGAGTCGGTCCCGGTGGTGGCCGAGAGGCTGGCAATCAACCGCGTGGTCACACTACTTGCACCCATAAAGCACGTCGAATTGAGCGACATGCCTGAATTCCGCCACGTCAGCCGGACCGCCTGTCAGTGTTGATACCATCCATTCTTCCAGCTCCAGCCCACGCACCGACAACCCGGCCTGGCTGTCGCGGTAAAACGCGCACCCGGCGACTGTCTCGCCCAATCTTATGGCCGGCATGTCCCCACATTGGAACGCGCCATGACGCAAGAGAGCCTCGGCCAACGCCAGCGCGGCGGAGTCAAGGATGGATTCGTCGGCACCCCAATCGACCACGATCGACTGCACCTGTGTCAATTGAGGCGTTGGGACGAAGGCGATGGCCTCATCGACAAACCGAAGCGGTCGGATTAACTTACTAGCAATAATCTCTGCCACTCGCTGCGTCATGCGCTCTAGTTGTGTACTCATGCCGCCTCCTGCTGGCGATAGGGCTTCCCTGTCAACCACAGCCACCGCGCACAGACGCCCTTGTCGTAGGGCGTCATGCCGTCTTCATAGGCATGGTCCAAGAGCTCCGTCACCATCGCCCGACGTTGCTTCGTGGTCTTGCCGAGCGACAAGAACCACTCGCGCTCCTCGTCTGCGGTGAGAATGTCCATCATCGACCCACCATCAGCCAACGCAACCGCGCCAAAGCCCCTTTGAGTCGTTCGCGGTCCTGCTCCAGCGCATCGACCCGCTGCGTCAGCTGATCGACACCGTGATGCAACTGGATCACGGCGTCCATGGTCGTGTTGACCGCTGCGCCCTGCTGCTTGATGGCTTTCTTCAGGTCTGCCCGATTGCCCATCGTGCCGTTAATCCGCATCGTCCTCCTCTATGCCGCCAACAAGAGAATCGTCGCCAGTTCGTCCTCGGTCGGGTTTCGCACGCCTTTTGCCTTCACGCTGCCCACCGCAGACCGTGCTACGCAACCACCGATCGGCAGGGCGTTCGTCTGACCGACAGCCGTAACCCGACCAACCCGGCAATGGGCGTTCGCACCCCATTTCAGGTCTGCCTGTGCCGCAATCGACTCGTGCTGCTCAGGGAATGGGGCAATACCGATCCGCTGTTGATTGGCAAAGACCCACCACGGGACGCCCTCGCCCAGCGCCGTGAGATTGCCGCTGTAACTGTAGGCGACCACGCCGACGACGGCAATCGTGGCGGCCTGCGAGGCACCCCCACCACTAGCCGTGACCGTGCCGACCGCGCTCGAGGCCGACACCCCAGAGACGGCATACAGCCCTGCCGCCGTTTCGGTCGTGCTGCCGACACTGGACGCACTGGAGACGCCAGAGACCGTCTTGAGCGCCCCCGCCTGCTCTGTGGCGGTGCCGATCGCACTCGTCGCACTGACGCCTGACGTGGCTTTGAACGCGCCAGCCTTAGCCGTCGACGTGCCAATGGCAGACGTGGCCGAGACGCCTGTTGCGGCTTTGAGTGCCCCGCCACTGACGACGACCGTCCCGATGGCGCCTGTCGCACTGACGCCAGAGACGGCAATCAGCCCATCCGACCCAGGCAGGATTAGGAGGCCCTGCAGGGGAATCGGATGCGGCCGTCTCCCGCGTGTCAGCGGGAACAGGAGGGGATTCTGGTTATTCCGCACGGACTAGTTCAGGGACGTGACCTCGAGATCCTGCACGGTCATCGTCTCCGCTGTCGAGCCTGACCGCTTGGCCTGCACGCTGATGATGTTCGCCGCCGTCAAATCGACCGACCCTGAGGCCACTGCCGCTGAGGCCGGGAGCAGAAACGTGCCGGCCGCAATCACCGAGGTATTGAAGAAGGCTTTCCCTGTCGCGAACAACGTGCCCGTGCTGCCCGTCGTGCGGCAATGCACGTAGAGATCCAGCCACCAAGACAGATTGGTCTGTCCAGCCACGAGCGTCTGTGCGGCCGACGAGACGATGATCGTGCCGTTGGCGTTCCCGCCGTTGCCGTAATACACGTCAAACGTGAGATTGCCAGGTGTCGCGGCCGTCGTAATCTTGCCGAACATCCGGATGCGCATCTTCTTGCCAGGTCGCGCCCAATACTGACCGCCCAACACCGGGAAGTTTGACGCCGGATAGAGCGCCAAGTCCGTCGTGCTCAACGTCACGGCAGAGATGTCGGCGGAGATGAACGGTTCGCGCAGGTCGTTGTAGAAGAGTCCGTCAGCCATGACTAGGCAATCCTGATGAGCGCCGTCGCCGCTGCCGGCAACGGGAACTGGACGGTAAACGTGCCATTCGTGCTCGTGATGTCCGAGCCGAAATCAATCACCGCGACCGCCTTGTTACTGCGCGTGCTGTTGTAAATGAGCGCCCCACGCGCGGTGATCGTGGAATTGGCCCATGAGGGATCGGTAGACCAGTCGATAAACGCCGTATCCGTGTCTAAGGCGGCCGTAAAGCCGACCAACGTCTGCCCACCAGCCACGTAGCCCGTCCCGCTCACCTCATTGGTCGCGCTGTAGGCTGTGGTCGCCTTGCTCAGCGTTGCCGCTGAGGTATACAGGGCAATCATGTAGACGTCCGTCGAGACATGCGTCCCGGACAGAATCTCCGTCTTGAACGAATTGCACATTGCCTGCGTGATCGCCATTAGGCTTCCGCTCCTTCGGCCTCTGGCGCTTCACCTTCGACGGTCGCGCCTTCAATGGCCCCATCCGGCCCCCGCTTGAACGTGATGGACTTGCGCCGTTCCTGCTCTTTCCGCACGGTATCCGCCGCCCGATGGACCGCCCGCATCGACTCCATGCCGATGTCATGCGCGTGGGCGCGTGCCGCTTCCAGCTCCGCCCGCTGCCCTTCCAGCATCGCCAGCGCCGAGGCTTTCTCCACCTCCAGATTGGCAATCAGCCGCTTGGTTTCCTCTTGCGCGGCGGCGATCTCCTTCTTCGCCTCAATCTCCGCCGCCGCAATCAGTTTCTTGGTATCCAGTTCGGCTTGCTTCTCCGAGATCATCTGGTTGAGCTGCTGAATCTGCTCGTGCGCCATCTGGGCATACTGATCAAGCGCCTGGAGCCGCTGCTGGACCTGGGGCGGGATGTTCTGCTCCTTGTCATCCTGCGCCAGTGGATTGGCCTTCTTCAGCCGCTCCGCGAGCTCGTAGGAGCCTGGCCACGTCATGTTGCGGACCCAAATGTCGGCGCCCACCTTCGCCAGTTCCGGGGCGGCCGTGAACAATTGCCCCATCGCGTCGGTCGCTTCCTGCTGCTGGCTCTGGTAGGACTTGCCCGCCGTGAACGCGAAGTCGTAATCCCCCGCCTGCAAGTCGAACACATGTTGGACGGCCTGCGTTCGCATCGCCATCGCCTGCTGCTGCTGTTCCGGCCCCAAATGCGTGATGATGTCGCGCTCCTTGTCGTCGGCGCCCTTGATGCGGAGCAAGCGCGGCGTGTCGTAGAGTTCGCGGACCATGTAGTAGAGAATCTTGGCCGTCAGGCGAATGCCTCGACCCAGATTGTCCATGTAGTCCGACGCCTGCATCTCCTGTTGGAGCTTGCGGGCGTTGATGGCCCGACCCGAGGCGGCTGCACCCTCCGGCCCAGCCTCGTTCATGGAGACATCGACGTAGCCGAGAATCGCTCGAAGCTGCATCGACGCCCGCTGGGCCGACATCGTGGTGGCCTGAATCGGCGGCTCGCGGTCAATCGGAATCGGGGGCGGCACCATGGACCCACCGACCGACTGCGGGCTGTAGACCAAGGCATCCCAGTTCTTGCGGTTCGCCGTGGCCCACATGTCCTGATAGTCGGCAATCTGTGTATCCGCGACCAACCACCGCGACTTGGCGCCAACACCTACGGATTCGGTGGAGGCCGACTCCATGTAGTTCACTTGGCGCTGCGGGTCTTTCGCCATCCGCACCAGGCCGCGATAGTCCACCTTCCCGCCGATGTTCCGGCGCTCGCCGACAATCTCCACGATGGGAATGTGCCGACCGGGGATCGTCGTCTCGGCCAAGACCTCGACGCCATTGGTCAACATCCACTTGACCGTGCGCTTGGGTATCTCACGCGAGCGGACAATGGACTGCCCCTCAGGCAGCAGCGGATCGCCCTTGGTGTATTTCCCCTTCACCCGCTTGCGTGGACCGCGCTCGAGCAAGTCATCCCAGACATACGTGCCGTCGCTCAGCGTGTGGCGGGTTCTCGAGCTTTCCTCGATGTAGAAGTATTCCGCGATCCTGACGCGCTCCTTGGTCAACCAATCAGGCGGAGCCGATGATCCAACACCAAACAGCCCGTTGTGGGCCGCTACAGACGACTCGCCAAAGCGGGCTTTGTAGTCGTCCATCGTGAGGTCGTCATAGACGAATGCCCACCGCGCGTCGGACTTGTCCGGCTCCTTGGCTGAGGGGTCCAGGAACACGCTGTGCTGGTTGTCAATCCAGCACACCTTCAGGTCTTGTTCGTCCGAACTCTCCGCCACGTAATAGGGCAGAATCCGCCAGTAGCCCCGGCCCATCTTGACCTGATGTTGACTCGCCCACGTGTAGGCGTAGTCCGCGTTCGAGTTCGTCTCAATGCGTCGGAGGATGGCCTGCCAGAGCTGCGCGGTTTCCTGTGTCGCCCCGTCCCCACGTGGATTGACCACAATCCCAGGACGGGCCGAGCGGGCCTGATTCAAGACCTGCTTAGTCGGTCCTGACAGCAAATCAATCGTCAGGCAGGGCTTCCCTGACCTATCGCGCTCCTGCTTGACTGCCTCATCCCAATGCTCGCCCGACTCAAAGCGCAGGTCATCAAGCTCTTTGGTGATCTGTTCGCTGTAGGCGCCATCCGCAGACTTCCAGCGGTCTTTCAGCGCGGTCTGTTCGGCTTCGGTCAGGTCTCGTATCATCCGCGCGTCCTTTTCCGCCACTCGTCAATCCAGTCTTCCGCGAACAACCCCACCACCAGCAAGAGGCAGCCGAGCAGGATCTCTTGCCAGGCGACGAGCTGCTGAGACAGCCAGCCCACTACACCAACCTCCGCAGATACGGCTCAATCAATGCCCGCACCGCCTCGGCCTGCTCATCCGTCAGACAGGCCAACGTGTCCTCCAAGTGCTGCCGCGACTGGAGATGCCGCGCAAACTTGGCAATCCGTTCGCTGTTGATGGGTTTGCCGCTGCCCACCAAGCGATCGGCGAGGTCTTCAGCGGTCATGCGCCCATCCATCCTGACGCCAACGGTTGCCGCATCGACGAGAGCACTGGCACCGCTGGCTGCTCCTTCAATGCGACGGCCAGATACCGAAAGGCGTCCGCCGCGTGACTGGCCCAGTCATGCACCGGGACCGCCTTGAACTCATTGAGCCGCGTGTTGTAGTCGCGCCGGTAATGCTGCAAGGCTTCGAGGCCCGCTTGCGTCTTGTCGCGATCGAACCAGCAGCTTGCGAGCAGCATCCGACTCGCGTGGATGCCGTCCTCGATAGGCAGATTCGGGACGACCTTGAAGTTGATGCCAAGCTGCGCGGCCGTTTCAATCCGAGACCGTCCGCTGCCAAGTTCCCGCACCTGAATGTCATGTGGCGCGTAGTGCGTGCCGTAGACGTAGCCCTTCTCCTGCAACACCTTGGCGTAGTGCGGCAAGCCTTCCCCGCTGGCCTCGTAGAAGTCCACCACGCGCACTTCGCCACTCTTGAGCGTCTGGACGAACCAGATCGCGCAGGCATCGCCGACGCCCAAATCCCACGCCGTATGGACGGGCAACGTGCGCGAGACGGGCACTGACGTGATGCGCTCCTGCGTCCGCAACTGCTCCAGCTCCTGCGAGAAGATGGCGCCCTTCACGGCCGCTTCAAACGAGCATTCCCATTCCTGCCGATACTCGTCCTCCGTCATGACGGCGCGAGCGGCTTGTAACTCGTGCTCAGGAATGAGCTTGGTATCGGACGCCTTGAACTCGAGAAAGGCCCAGTCATCGTTGCCAATCGCCTGCTGCTTCGCGTCGTAGAACTGGTTCTTCCCGTTCGGCGTGCCCAACCACAGCGCCCAGCCTTGCCGATCCGCGAGTGCCGGCCTGACGACTTCGGTAAAGATGTTCGACGGCTGTAAGCCATACTCATCGAACACCACGCCATCGAAGTAGAGGCCGCGCAAGGCATCGGGATTGTCCGCGCCGAACAATTGCACCCGCCGATCACCAGGCAGATTCACAATCAGGTCCGACTCCCGATGCTCCACACGCGGAATCGGCTTGGTATACGCCTTCAGGTAATCCCACGCAATCAACTTGGCCTGTCGATAGGTCGGCGCAATATAGGCGTAGCGTGGTCTCGGCTTGGTGCATTCCAGCGCCGACATGACCAAGTGGTTGATCGCGCAGACGGTCTTTCCCATGCGCCGATGACAGACCGCGACGACCCAGCGATGCGCCTCGAGGGCATGATGAATCCGCACCTGTTGGGGGCGCGGCTCATACCCCAGGTCCACTACCACTTCTTCACCACGTTGACCGTGAGATCCTGACCATCCTTCCCGGTCAGTTCAGTCCGCGCCAACTTCGGGATGTGATACTCCACGACATCCGAGAAACAGCGCCACGCCGCTTGTGGGCCTTCCTTCTGGTAAATCTCCTCTAGCCATTCCTCCAGACGCGGCGAGAAGCCATCCACCAGCCGCGCAATCGCCTCACGGGCATTGGCGGTGGCTTTATTGGGCCGACCCTTGCGCCCCGGCGGTGGATTATTGGGTCCAAACTTCGGCATACTCGCGCTTACTGTGTGGATTTGGGCTCTCGACCCATCAGCTCGTCATAGACGGCACGAAGCTCTCGCGCCTTGTCGGCTGGCACCTCACTAAAGGCAGCGACATTACGACCGTAGAAAATCTTCCACCCTTCCTCATAGCGGCGCTCTGCTAAGGCTTGACCTGGCGTGAGTCGCTCCTGATACGCCTGCCGCGTGCGCTGGAGTCGGCCTTCAGGCACCATACACCTCGTGCGCGTCCGCAATCATCGCCAACAGCTCGGCATTGGTGCGATGGTCGAGCGCCGGCACCACCACTCTTGCCTCGTATGGGACAAATGGCGCTCGGGCAAACTCTATCGCGTGCAGTAACTCGCATCCCTTGGCATGGCCCACCATCTTCATCTGCTGACAACTCGGGCAGACGTGATGGACGGGATCGCCTTCCCACTCAATCGATTGCAAGAGTTCGAGGATGGTCATGGGCTAGCCTTCCAGGTCGATGCTTCTCGAGCCACTGCGCGTGAAGCCAATGACCCGACGGAACACGCTCGAGGTCGCCGTGCCGCCGTAGAAGCCGCCCAACAGCATGAACAGGAACAAGCCGCCCGGTGTCGCGGGCGTGACCACGGCGGGTTCCGACTTGAACAGGAACAGCACTAGTGGCCCGCTCCTGTCAGCATCAGGCCGCCGGTCCCTGCTCCGCCGCCGCCCAAGGTCAACGCGCTACAGTTCGACCGGAAATACAACGCCGGCCGTGGCTCCGCCCCCGTCCAGATAATCGCGCCATCCCCGTCACCAGCTTTCGTATGCGACATCACCGTGACGTAGTTGGTGCCGTCGAGACTGACTTGGAGATCCACCGTCCAGGAGGTGACGGTGCCGGTCTGTTTGACTTGGAGCCCGAAGCGGCTCATGCCCTGCGCGGAGACATCACGCGCGGTGCCGGCGACCGTGGTCGTATAGGTATCGGTGCCGGTCTTTTGATCGAGAAAGTCGGTGGCGGAGCCATCCGCGCCGACGCTGCGTTTAATGCGCTGGTAGAGGACGCCGCCGACGTCATCAGCCGCAGCGGTCGCCCCCGAGCCAGGTGTAATGGCGAGATTGTCGGACATGCCCCTCCGCCTGACAACGACAAGGGACTGCCGACATCGGCAGCCGGCGTTATTTTGCCATGAATCGCGAACTCAAGGCAAGGACTTTTGTGCAGACTGGAGAAGTGCGCAGGCTATCGCTACCACTCCCGCCGTCCGGCCCAGGTGTCATACACCGGTCGATTGAACGCCGCCAGCTCACGTTGATAGGCCAGCCATGCCTCGGATCCCTGCTCCACACCCACCCATCGACTGTGCCGCTGGACGGGATAGGTCGGCGTGGGTTGCGGGGGCGCTGGGCCACGGCGCTTGTCAGCGGCCAGGCGCCAGCCGCTCTTGCGTGTGCCATAGGCGGGATCATTGCCGGCCCGCATGTTGCGAATGCGTTGCCGTTGCTTGGCGAGATGCACCGCGCATCGGGCCGCGCCATCCGTGTCCGCACGACATTCCACGCATCCTCCAGCACGACGCTTCCGACGACTTTTCGCCGCGTTCTCGGCCCGATGAACCGTGCAGCGTTCAAAGCCATCTGCCGGCTTACCACACACCACACACAGGCCCATCGCTCGGCGCTTTCTGACTGTGAACTCACTCATCGGGCCTCCTTCCACGCCTCCAGACACTTCGGGCAGATGGTGACGGCGCTTCCGAAGTCGCTGGCGCTGCCGTCGTGGATCATCTGCATCATGTCTTGCGAAATGGACGACGCAGGTTTCCATTCAGGACAGTAGGACCACCACAACAAGCTCTTGGTGATGATGTCGCGTCCGACATGCCTGCGAATGTGCGTCACTGGCGATAGTCCTCGTACACCTCAGCTCGGTTCACGCATTTCCACCAACTGCCATCACTGCTCCGCTTCCACACGCCACCGCGCCACCGACGCCACCAGCGCAATCTGCCAAGAGCAAAATCAATCAGCGAACAACCAATCCAAGAGAACTCCCCGACGCCAGCCGGGCATTGTTCTGATCGCGTCATGCGGCATCCTCCCGGCCTCGGACGACTTGTGCCGCCTTGGCTTCATCCACGCACACCTCATCCGTGGCGCGCTCCAACTCCTGCACAATGTCCAGCCGAATCAGGCTCAACAAGGTCTGCATCTCACTCACCCGCGCATGCAGGCGCAGTAATCGACCCAATCGCTCGCCGTGTGTGCTCATACACGCTCCATTGAGGCAAATCGATACTGATCGCGGAAGTTCGCCAGGTCCACCAGCCCGGTCGGGTTGCCGCGCTGTTTTTCGATAATCAACTCCACCTTCGACGGCTGACCAGGCGGCAAGTCGGCAAGCTCGGCTCGGGTTTCCAGTCGATGCAGCAGCAGGATGATGTCCGCATGCGCCTCGATGTCCCCGGACTCCCGCAAGTCCGCCATGCTCGGCCGGTCTTTCTCCTCTGCCGACCGCCGCAACTGGCTGAGGACGAGCACGGGTACCTGCATCGACCGAGCAAGCTCCTTCAGCTCCCACGCCATTTCGCCCACGACTTGCGTCCGGTTCTGCGACTTCGCCGCTTTACCGTCCGACGGCCGCATGAGCTGGAGATAGTCCACAATCACCAACCCAAGCCCGTGCCGCAGTTGCACCTGCTGGGCCTTCGCACGCACGTCCGTCGCGGACATACCGGGTTGCTCATCGACCCAGAACGGCAAGGTGGCCAAATCGCCCAGAGCCGACCCGATGCGTCGATCGACCTGTTCGTCTCGCTTGCAATACCCGCGCAGATAGGAGAATCCGTCCACTTTGGCGGTATTCCACAAGGCGCGGGACCAGACCGACCGAGAGCCCATCTCGAGCGAACAAAACAGCACGGTCATGTGTCTCGCCGCGTGCAGGCCAATCTGGAGCGCCAACGCCGTCTTGCCGACCGATGGCCGTGCTCCCAGCACCACGAGTTCGCCCGGTTGCAGGCCGAACGACAGCCGATCGAAGTCCTCGATGCCGGTGGCAATGCCGGTCGGCTGATGGCGTCGGTCGGCCAGCGATTGCAGGTAGGCAAACAGGTCTTGCGTCATCGCGTTGGCGTCGAACAGGGTGTCTGTCCGCTTGCTGCTCGCGAGTCGGAAGAACACGTCTTGCGCCTTGGCGATCACGTCGTCGGCTTCGGCGGAGGTTTCCATCGCGGCGTCAATGACTTCCGAGGCCCGCTCGATGGCCGCCCGTCGCCGCGAGGCGTCGATCACGATGTCAGCGTACCGGGTGACATTCGCGCTCCGAGGGATGCCGTCGGTCAGCTTGGACAGCCGCGAGATCCCCACATCGTCCATCGCGGCTCCAAGCGCATGACGGACGGTCAGGAAGTCGATCGGCTGACTCTGTTTTGCCAACGACAGCATCGCGGTATAGACCAACCCGCACCAACCCTGCCCGAAATGCTCAGGCTTGAGCCGGTCGGCGATCTCCGCCAGTCGGGCGTTATCCACCATCACGGCGCCGAGCACAGAGCATTCGGCATCCGAGGCACGCGGTAGATCGGCCGTTAAACGCACTGTGGAGCCCGTAGAGGCCATTACGCACGCCCCCGGCCCAGGAGGTAGTCCATCCGGGCGATCGCGGCTGGAGACCGCATTAAATCGATTTTGGGGGCTTGTGCCGATGCGCCGCGATCATTCGCCCGCCCCAGCCACGCCACGATGAACCGAGGCATCCCCTTCGCCGTCTTCCGCCGTGTCGGATTGGCATCGAGCCACGCCTTAGCCCTATACAGCTCGCCTAGGATATTTAGGCTGGGGAAGGCACGCCTCCATTCGTCGATATGGGCCTCATAAACGCCCCAGCGCGACTTCGCTCCAACCGTGACAAATTCAAGGATCGGAGGCGTTGGCGAAGCCATCTCAGCGCCCTCGGGCTCGGAGTCGGCTTGTGCCGGCTCTGAGCTATCCTCCTTCCCTTCCCTTCCCTTCCCTTCCCCACGTGCGTGCACGTGCGTGCACGTGCGTTGCAATGCGTCTATTGGTAGCTCGCCCTCTGGAGTCGGGGCCGGGATCATGGACTTGGCTTCGCGTAAATTGACCACTTGATGCTCATGCCACGAAGGGATATAGCCGTACCACCGGTCCTGGTGCTCGTATTTGATGATGTGCCCGTTGACTCTCAACGCCTCGAGCACGGCGGAGAAATCAACCGGGTCGAACGGTAGGCAGTCCAGCTTCAGCACGTCCGGTTCCCACTCAAAGCGGCCTTCTCGGTCGGCGGCAGTCCACAGACCGGCAAATGCCACGCGGAGCGGTAAACCTGACTCACGCTCAGCCCGATACAGCCGAGTGTGGCGAAAGAAGTTTGGCTTGATGGTGCGAATCCGGGCCATTACCGAGTGCTCCGGATGCATGTGATCGTGCTACTATCAGAAACGGGGCAGGGCATCAGTTAGCTCCAGTCTAACGAAATGTTCACAGCCAGCGGCAAACTGGCTCGCCCCCATTTTCGCCTATTTCGTGAAGTTGTGTCAAGTGTTAGGCTCTCACGGCACTCTGCCGGCAGATATTGAAGTCCGGCGTAAAGAACATCACCACATGAAAGCCGTATACGTCGTCTGGCTCTGCCTTCAGCGTCCCCGCGTGCAGCGACAAGATCGGCCCTCGGTGATGTTCCTCACACAACACGATCAAGTTCTCGCGGCTGCTTCTGATGCCATGATCGCCGCCCATGCCTTTCGAGACGATGTGGCAGACTTCGCGTGAGGGCGTCCCACAGAACCGACAACAGCCGCCGTCACGCTGTCTGACGTAGGCTTTCTCCTTCCGCTCAAAGGCATCCACGGCAGTACGCTTGGCCTTGCGCGCACGTTTCGCGGTGCCTTTGGTGGGCTTGGGGTGGGGTGCGGTCCAGGGGTTAATCGCGGTCATCGGCCTTCCCCGCTGGCACGCCATGCAGCGCGGTCCAGTCTTTCCACGACAGGATCACGAGGGCGTCGGTGTCCTTCTGGCCGGGTGTCTTCAGGACGAGAATCCCTGACTTCCCCTGCGTGGCTGCGGTGGCTTGAATGCCGCCCAACCAGTGCCAGAGCCAAGACGGCAACATCCGACGCACCTTGAGTTGGTAGGCCGCTATCGCGTCAGTGAAGTCGGCCCCGTGACGCTCGCCAGTGACGGGGATACGGTCCACGCCGACATCGCGGGCCATGCGGCGCTCGCAGGCTTTCCAGGCTTTGTCGCTCATCGGCCTACGCGCCTCCCTCGCTGCTCACGGCCAGTGAGGCGATGATGGCGTCTCGCTCGGCCTTGGTCACGATGTGTATCCCGCCGCGCTTGACTGGCGTGTCGTGGGCTGTCCAGTACATCCAGGCGCTCGTCACGCTGTCTGTGGATCCACTACCTCTATAGTCGGTCCGTGGGAGCACAATCACTTGTTGCGGTGGATGCGCGGCTAACCATGCGCCACGCTCGTCTGTCGGCTCCAGAAACGACAGTCGCAGCAGCATCACCGCGCCCCAGATGCTCCACTTGTGCGCGTGCTTCAAAATCTCGAAAGCTTGATTGAAGGGCGGGTTCGTGATCGTCAGCGTCGGTTTCCCCTTCTGTCCACACACCCACGTCCACGAGTCACGCATGGTCGCATCGGCCAAGAACGTCGGCGCGAACGGTTCTCTGGCAACAATGTCCGACGTGAACCAGTGCAGCTTCGGCCGAACCCTCTGCATCGCTCTCACGATGGCCCCGTCTCCAACACAAGGCTCGTAGACCGAACACAGCTTCGGGATGTTGACGTAGCGCGCCATGGCTACCGTTTGCCACGCTGGCGTGACGTAAAAGTCATCCGAACGCCGAGCCTGCGGATCGCCAACGTCTTTGAGCACGCCGGACGTATTCACCGCTGCCACCGTGGATGCACCGGAAAGCCGTACTGCTTGAGCGCCTCCAATCGCGTGGTGGCAGAGGGGCCAGCCATCAGACGCCAGAGGATTGTGCGAAGCCAAGTCATGCGTCCTGCTCCTTGATCGCCTGTTCGATGCGTTCGGCGGCAGCGATGAGCTCGGCGGCGAGTTGACGTGCATTGGCCGCACCATCGCTATTCCATCCCGGCAGGTAAACCATGTCTGGCGCATCTTCGTGATCGATGCCTACGATATAGCCACGTTCGTAGGAATACTCAAGCACCACATCCACGACACCGAGCAAATCGAAACGCTGTACTTCTTTCATCTCGCGCTCCCTCCCTCTGTGAACTGTTGGCGGCGTGCAGCGCGGCATGCCATGAGGCGTTGACCGTGCCCCGTGTGCGACCTCGCAAGGTGCCTCTAGGTTGAACACCCCGTGACTTCAGGTGTTGGGCTCAACCGCACCCACGCCGACGCCGCCAACAGACTGACTGGTGAGTGGGGCCGTTACCGAAAAACGGCGACTTGGGCACATCAGCCCGCTGTCCCGGCTCACTCGGCAAAGCCGCGCCCACTCACCATCTCAATTGCCGCGAGCGCACCATCGGATGCGCTGCGTGTCGTGGTGTTCTCTTCTACATATGCTGCCGAGGTCATCGCATGATTCCTTTCGATGAATCAGCATCGCGTTCTGTAGCACCACTACACGCCCAGAACTGGCGCGGCAAACTTAAACAGTCGCCTTGAACTCCTCCGCACTCGCCCGCGCAAAGGCTTTGAGCGTGCGGCTCATCTCCAACACCAGCACCCGCGCATCCTTGGCCGTGCGATAGCGGGCGTATTCCTCACTCGCCTGCGCTCTGACCTTGGCCCTATTAGCAGCTTCCTGACTGTCCAGCGCCGCATCGAGCACCTTGAGATAGGCCAGCTCCGCCTCCCGCTCCTCGACCATCACGTAGCCGAGTAGCGCGACGGCCTGATTGGATAGCTCGCTGGCCTTGAGCGGGGACAAGTCGCCGAGCATTTCCCTCTGCATGGCGGCGATGCGATCACGGACGGTCACACCAGAGCCCTCCACAACGTGACCGTCCGCCCATAGGGCGACAGGCCGTGTTCATCCGTGCGGGCCTCGATGAGATTGGCCCGCAGTAACCCATTCCGCACGCTGCACACCGTGGACATCGGCCAGCCGGTCAAACGCACGATGTCGTGATCCGTGAGTCCGCGCGGCGCCGTGCGTAGCAGACAGAGCAGCGACGTCGTCTTCGTCAGGCGCGTCTCTCGTGCCGCCTCCGCAGCCTTGGCTGAGTGGTGGCGACTGATCGGCGTGGAGCCTGAGAACGGCAGCGAGGCTGGTGTCATGCCTCTTCTCGCGCCTGCCTCGTGATGGCGGCGATCTCGTGCTCAACGGCTTGCCGGATGGCCGTCTCTAGGATTGGCCGCCACCGCTCGTCACGGTCGGTCGGCCACTGTTCGCAGATAGCGTCGGCTATCGCTTCACAGGCCGACGCGATGATGGACTCCTGCCGAAGTTCTTCAAATCGTTCTGTGCTGCCGTCGATGGCAACCACCTCGGCGTCGATCTTGGCGTTTTGTTCAGCAATCGCCCTGTCCAGGCTGACCACCTTCATCACGCCGCCTCCCGCAGATGACTGAGCTTCTTTGCCAGTCCCACGGTCAGCTCGACATCCGCCCGGCAATGCGCGGAGATGGCCTCCCAGTCACCCGCGTTGACCAGCGTTTGGATGTCGGCGCCACTGATTGAATCGTTCTGCGTTGGCACATCAAAGACGCGGCAGGACGTCTTCAAATCGCGCGGGATCGCGCTGAACAATCGCGGGTTCCCCATGCAGATGCCATCGACGTAGACGTCGTAGACATCTCGCAGCTCTCGCCATACGGCCTTGGTGTACCGAGGCCGAACGCCCAGCAACTGCGATCGCCGGATCAAATGCGGGATGTCGAAATCCACGCAGTTGTAGCCCATAAGCAGGCGCGGATGGCTGACAGCCCAGAAGAACTCAAGCGCCTCACGCTCCTGGGTCTCGTCAGGGATTGTGATGACTTGTGTTCCCTGACTTGCGATCCAATAACCGAGCGCCACAATGCGGCTCGTGTTCGGATCCAGTCCCAGCTTGCTTTCGCGCTCGGCCTTCTTGCGCGCGATGTCGGCCGCGATCTTGACGGGATCAGTTAGACGCTTGTCGGCCTGAATATCGTCGTCGCTCAGAAGCGATGCCGCCCTCGGATGTGCCGCCGTCTCCAGGTCGAACACAATCGGTGTGATGTCGGTCATGACAACAGCCCCATGCCGAGAATGGGCAGCAACAACGGAAGCACCCAACTGAACGGAATATCCGAGTCAGTCAGCGGCGGCACGTCTTCATCAGGCCATTCCGTCTTCACAGATGGCGCAGGAGCCGGATCTCGATCCTGCTTCCGCACATACTCCCGCGCGGCCATCGTCGGCATGCCCTTGACCAACGGCATGATGCTGACGACGTTGGCGTAGGTGCGATCCCCGACCTGGTTGTGCTGGATGTTGAGCAGGCAGTTGACGCCGATCAGCTTCTCGACGTCGAAGCCCATCTCCTCCTCGCGCGTGAACTTCCGGCCGCGCCAGGACTCGAGGTCTTTCCGCAGGCCCGACTTCTCGTGCAGGCTGAGCGTGTAGCGTTTGAACACGAGGAACGGCTTGCCGTCCTCCCGCTCCTCGGCAATCTGCCACGCGACGTTAATCTTGTGCTGCTGCTTCTTGGTGCCCTGCCACGTCACCTCCAGCACGCCCAGATCCTGCACATCCACACACACGGCCTGATGCACGCCGGATGGCGCTGGCTCAAAGCTCGTCCCCTCGCCGCTCGACTTCGCAATGATCGCCATTACTTCTGCTCCTTCGGGACGGCCTGGAAATACAACTTGTCGCCGTCGATCCTGATGCGCGAATAAAGCCCCTTCTTCGATGCGCTCGCGCGAAGCGTGACTGACCGCTTATACGGGTCTGTGTTGAAATCCACGCCGCGCACGAACAGTCGGCAGCGCCCATCCAACCATTCGTTGTTGAATGGGACCCTACGACCCACCGGCAAGTCGTCGACAATCTCTGCCATTACATCGCCTCCACTTCGCGCACATGGACGCCGGATGATGTCCGGCACACTTCCACCAACCCGGAGCCCGCAAACCCGACATCCAGCGTGCAGATCCGTTCTTCGTAGGGATCGACGCCGAGCGCCACCAGAGCTGCCACCAAGTCAATGATGGTGCCCTTGGCATAGGCCAAGGTGCGCGGGGGATCGGGCTGTGCTAGACTGTTTGCTGTCATCTCGGTTGCCTCCCTCTGGCCCGGCGTGGTTCCTCTCCCACGTCGGGCCGTTTTTATTCGTCTCGCTTCAGGTCGTTAGCCGCCACCAGACACATGACGGCCACCCCGGACAGAAACGCCGCCACCAGCAGCAGCACGAACTCGACCGGGTGAATGGCCCACGGTGTCATTCCGCCCCCCGTTCGCCCACATCCAGACGCCACGACAGGCCCTCTTGCTCGACGGCCATGTCGATGGCCTTCATCAGCCGCGCGTGTGACTGCGGATAGGCCGCACTCGCGGGCACTGGAATCCGGTCGCCCCGGCTGTAGCACCAGTTCTCAATCAGGATGTCGGCTAGTTCGCTGATGGCATCCCGCATCCGCGCCTGCTGATGCGCGTGCCAATTAACATCGGCCTGTCCCGGCTCTGGCAACGGTTCGCGCCGCAAGACCCGCTCGGCCATCGCCACCCCGAGCGCCACCTGATCGTTAATCGTCATCGCGCCTCCTTTACCACCGCCCACCGCAGGCCCAACTTGGCCAGCATGGCATCCGACCACGCACTCCGGCCGTTGAGCAACCCACTGAGATACTGAGCACTCACGCCCAAGGCCGCCGCCGCCTCCGCCTGTGTGGGATAGTCTCGGCAGAACGCCTGTAAGACTGCAATCGGGTCCGTCTCGCGCATGAACAGACTGTAAGCGATACGCGAATCCGTTGTCAATAGGTTATTTTGAAATTATTTCTAGGAGGGACGAACACGGCCCGCACGGCCCCACCTCGCCTCAGGGGTGTGAGGCGTTCCCAGCGGCGGCACCGTGCGGGCGTGAATCTAGGTGAGTGCTGGCTGCTTAACCCACTGAGCCCGAACGCGGCCACCAGGGAATGCGCTCTGCTCGTTAACTGAGCCGTCCTCGGCGTGTCCTCTGGTGATCGGATAGTCCACTGAGACGCGGCCAGAGGCGTACAGATTCACGCTGTTGACGGCGACGTAATGCACATCCCAGTACGTGACCGTCAACGGGCCCCACTTGTAGACTGGCATTCCGAACAGTTCATTGTCTGGCAACCAGGCACTCAGGGGGTTGCCTTGGTGCGGCTGTCCGTACGGCTCTCGAAGATTCACCTTGCGCGGCCCGTACGCGCAAAGCTTATCGAGCGTCCGTGGAACGTCTGCCCTGTTCTCTGGGCCGAGAACCACGTAGATCGCTATCTCGCGCGGATCGTGAAGGATGTCGGACAGGTCGGCTGGCGGGCCTCCCATCATCGACGCATTGATCACAGGGTCCAGCGAGCACACCGTGACGCTGGCCTTGTCATAGGCCAGCCATCTGTCGCGGTGATTGGGGATCGCGATTCCGTTCGTCCTGACACCCACTGGCACGCCCAGTTCACGGAGACGCCCAACCAACGCCTCAGTATGTCGATAGAGCAAGTGGTCCGTGTTCGTGCCGCTGACCCACACGTCTGACACGCGCCGTTCTCGGCACTGGCGCATGAACTCGTCAAGCCCTTCCAGCGGCCACGTGTCGCGCGTGTCGAATCCGTCTAGGGCCATCATGTGCTGGCCGATACAGAAATAGCAGGCGCGGTTACACGGCCCGGAGAGATGCACGTTGCCGAACCAGTGATCGAATGCTGGCGACGAATTCAGGCAGCCCATCTAGTTCGCCTCCTTCATCACCACACCATCCGGCCGCACTCTGACAACCTTGGCACAGCACGAGCACACCGCGACGATGGTGCCCGCGCCTTCGACCCGTTCAGGCTTCAGGGTGTCGGCAGAGTCACAATGCGGGCAGTCAGGGAGTGGACGGCTCACTGGTGATGCTCCAGAAATCGACGAAGAAGCCAAGACCGAGCAGCACGACGTGAGCGCTGAAGTAGAACGGCTTGCGCTTTCCGACCGCGATGTCTACCACGATCAGGCGCACCAGGCTGCCTCGCCAATCGTTCTCCCAGAAGAATTCGTGGTTCTTTGGCATCACGGTATCGCCTCCCCACACTCCAGACACGTCACCGGGAGCAGTTGCCGTCCTGGCTTCGGTGCCGTCAGCCACGTCACCGCAGCACAGCGCGGACAGATAGCGCGGATAGACTCGATGAAGTTGCGGTCATCGTAGCTACCGGGAGTCATGCCTGCACCGTCGAGGATGGCGCCTTGACGCGCTCGAAATGGCCCATGTCTTTCTGCTGCCAACGGCCACCCCACCGCAAACCGACCGACTCGCCAATCTGGCCGATGCGCTGCCAAATCGGATCACCGGCATCCCACGCGAGCTTGTCCGGCCCGCGCAGGTCGTATTGGCTGTAGGGGCAGAGATCGATCGCGTCCCCGTCAATGTGCAGGCTATGGGCTGTCCACGAGACACCCTTGGCGAGATTGGCTTGATGCTCGGCCAGTGTGCGCCGTGTCTCCACGATAATCACGGGAATGTTGGCTTCCACCAGACGCGCCAACAGTTCGATGGCGAGCGGCTTGAACGCGGGCGAGAGATCGTCAAGTAGGCGACTACTCACCGCGGCAGCTCCGCGACCGGCTTCCACGTCGTGAGGCTTCCAGTCGGATCGCATCGACGGATGCCGAACCGATCCTGATCGCCAGTCGTGAGCCCGTCCCTGTACTGGTAGTAACAGGCCGAGAGCGCGCCGTGCGCCTGAATGTCGAGCATCCGCTGAGTGGCCAAGCGGAACACATCGGCGTCTGTGTAGGTCGCGCAGTTCCCCGGCCACCACTTCGGCAACCAGCGCCACCGCGGCGGCTGCTTCCCGGTGTGATACCCGAACTCCGTGCAGATCCAGCGCCGATCACCGACGAGGGACAGGAACCGCGGCCAATCCGGCGCCTCGTAGACGTGCGCGCTGATGCCGATGACCGGCACGGGCCCGAGCGCCTCGAGCATCTTCTCGAGCCAGGCCAGCGCGGATCCGGAGACGTTCGAGATCGCCCCGATCCACAACTGACAACCGTTCTCATAGGCAATGACCGCCGCGTTCCGCGCCATCTCGGCGTAGTCGGTGGGCGGGATGTGGACGTCGACATTCCCGTCCGGCTCGTTCGCCAGTTCGACATCACAGCCCGCCAGCGCCGTGCCCAGGTCTCGCAACTGCCCGGCGTCACGCACGACGACGACCGGCCACAGGCCCGCCAGACGCGCCTCCGCGATGGCCGAGCCGATGCGCGCCGCGTCGTCGCCCAGGCTCCACGTCGTGAACCGCACCAGTTTCCAACCGCGCTCACGCACGGCGAGGAGGTCATCTGCCGACATGCCGAGTCCGTTCAGGCCGAGGTCCATTACTGCGCTCGGCGTTCCTGGTTGATCACGAAGCCAGGCCAGTCCGCGCCCCATTTGCCGCTGTGCCAGTCGGCCACGTCCTCCGCCATGTCGATGGACGGATAGCGGGCCTGCAAAGCGGTGGTATCCCCGTAGGCAAGACCGTGATAGCCCTGGGCGGTCGGTGTCGGCGTCGGCGCCGGTGCGGGCTCAGGCGCTGGAGACGACGGCGCCGAGCCCAGACGCGACAGCGCCTCAGCCAGCGACAGCTCCACCGTGGTCGTCTGGCCTTCCTGCTCGGTGATCTCGGTGAGGCGGAGAAAGGTGCGTGGCATTCAGGCCGCCTTCTTGACGAGGATGGCCTTGAGTGCGGCTTCCGCTTCGATGAGGTCATGTCGGAGCGCGGCCACCTTTTCGATGGCCGTCTTGACCGCCTCGTCGTTCAGGAGGTCTTTCCCGACGCTGAACTCCGCGAGGGCGACCGAATCGGGAATCGAATCGATCACGGCCTGTACCTTGGCGTCCTTCGGGGCGTCCTTGACCTTGGAGACGATGCCCATCACGCCGCCGATCACGGCAGGCAACTTCAACGCGAATCCAAGAATGTCCTGCGCCTTCATGTGACTACCCTTTCAGCCGACCTGGTGTCGGCACAATCTGGCCGGCGACGAAGGCCCCGACCACGCTTCCAAGATGGATACACGCTTGCCCGAGGAACGCGGGCGAGAGGTCGTCAAGCAGGCGACTACTCATCGCTGCCCGCCTTCTGCCGCGAGCACCGCATATCCAGCCCCAAACGCGCCTCAGCATCTCTCGCGGCAAGCTCAGCATAACCAGCCAAATCCCTAAAATGGTCTGGCCATGACGCTTGCCCACTCATGATCCTGGCGAGCTTGCACGCGATCATGTCCAGCGCCTCCCGCTGCACATGGGTGGCGTTCTCCCAGCCTTTCGACTGGCGGAACTGACTACGGAGCATTTGACCATAGCGGGCATTGTCTTCAAACTTGCCGTGGGTCGTGCCGCGCTCCGTCAACAGGGCGTCTGTAGTCATGCTCTCACCAAGAGTGATTGGGCTGTCCACTTGTAATGCCTCAGGTAATCGTCTGGCTCCAGCCACATCTCCATGTTGCCGTCGATGATGCGACCGGCCCAGAGAAACACGACGTGCGATACTTTCGGCTTGCGGACGTGCAGGATGCCGGTATCCTCGCTGATGTCGTAACGGCCGGCCCGCTTGATCGTCGTCTCGACGCCCAGGGCCTCACACGCCTTCCGAATCTCCGGCCACGTCATCCCGAACAGCAGGACATCCGGCGCCACCGTCACACAGGCCGCCAGCGATTCCTCGTAGTTGATGCCGCAGAGCGTGGCAATCGTCGCCACAGCACAATCGGCGTTGTGGCCGTTCTGCCGCATGGCCTTGAGATAGAACGGCGGCAGCGCATCAGTCATGGCCCACCGAGAAGTAGACCCACGCGATGTTGGACACCGCTGGGCCGAGCCAGATAACCGCCTTCGCGAACTGGCGGTCGAATCCGTACGCCAGCGCAGCAGTGCATTCCAGGCCAGACACGAGCAGGATGAGCCAATCCCCGAGCGGCATCACAGCAACCGATACGCGATGCAGCGCATCTTGCGACCACGGTCCTTGATGTCTGACAGCTTGTAGGTCTTGACGGCCTTACCGGCCTGTATGAGATTGGACAGGCGATACCCCGCTGCACGCGGCGTCATGCCAAACAGCTCGGCAAATTCCCGCAACGTGAGCGCCGATTGATCGTTCTCCAGCGGCACGCCCGCCTCCGACAACGCCTTCATCCACGCCGATCTGTCGATGCCGCTACTCTTCGGCGCTTCGGTCGAGGCTCCAGACCTTACGTCGATAGTAGTGCTCCTCGTCTCCGCGCCGAATACAGATGCCTCCAAATTGCGGTTCGGCCAATCTGGCGCCGGCGATCTTCCAGGCGTAACTCGTCTTGCCTTGCCATGCTGGCGTAACGATCCCTGCGGCATATCCCCTCGCGCTGTCCAAGTCCACGGCCATGCTGCGGTGTCGATGCGAACGCACAATGTAGTCCGGCGGGTCACGCCGCCACCGTGCCGCTTCGACGTAGGTCGCTGTCAGTTCGGCGTTGATGGCGCTGGCTTCGTGCGCGGCGGACGCGGTTGTGCCGATGTGATGGAGCAGATGCACCAATGGCCCGCCAAGACCGCCTACGCGCTTCCACAGGTCATAGCGGGCGTGCTGGCCCTGACTATTTGGTTTTGCACCAAGACGACGTGCCAGCATCTCTTCGTAGACGCTGGACTGTCCGACGTGTGCGCCTGTGCCTCTGATGTGGTAGTAGGTGCCACCGCTCTCTTTGCATGCCGCAACGATGGGCGCCAGACACGCTTCCGCGATGCGGAGCTGATCCTCGATGTTGTGGCTAATCTGCGTCGTGCTGTTGTGATGCACGCCGTCGATCACGTCTCCGTTATGCACCAAGTCGAATGCTTCCCCGCGTGTGACCTCTGGTACCCAGACATCCCAGAACTCACGCCAGAGTCGCCACATGGCGACTTGAAAAGGGCTCTGGTGATAGGTGCCGCCATCATCGAGCGGAATAGCCCCAGGTGGGCACAGGCCCAATCGACAGCCGCAATGGGTGTCTGAGATGACAATTAGATTCGGCGGGTCTTTCGGAGTGGGACGTGCTTTGCGACTCATGCCTGCGGCAAAACTGTCACAGGACTATCCGTCAGCACCCGCAGCACGACGTTGGAGACGGTCTGCACGGGGACGCCGTATTTCGGTGGGAGGTAGCCGCTGACTTGTGCGGCCCCAAGGAGCAGGTTGACCCAGAAGGTCTTGGACTTCCAGATCGGTTTCGGATCGGCCATAGCGTCTCCCGCGTTCACAGGATGGGCACAATCAGGCCCCGATAGTATAGCAGGTTTTGCGAAGGCTGGCGTCAGACTGTCAATCTGTCCGGTGGGACTCAGGAGGACTTCCGCCGAGCACCCAGCACATAAGGCCGTCAACTGGACGACGCACGGTCCGCGCGTGGCCCAGCTCACCACCGACAGCGCCGACCCGCAAGGACAGGACGGCAGAAAGACTTGCGCGTCTACCATCCGAACGGGCTGCCGTTCTGCCAGACGAGCCATGTCAGCCACAGCGTGAGCGACGCCCACACGACGCGACCGGGCGTGACGCGCATGGCTACTTGATGACCAGCTCGAGGATGGCCGCCACGACCGCGCCGACCACCAGCAGGATCAGCCATTTGCCGCCCGACTGGAGCGTATCCACGGCGTCGGTAATCTTGTCCAGCTTCAAGTCAAGCTGCACGCTCAGCGCCTTGATGTCGGCCGTGACCGTGTGCTGGGCGTATTGGAGCTGTTCTTTCGTCGCTGCCGTCTCACGCAAATCTGACAAGCCGGACGACAACTGCCCGATGACAATCTCATGACGGGCCAAGGTGCCCTCGTGGACCGTCACCATATCCCCAATCTTGTGCAGTCGGCCACGAAGCGCCTCGACGCCTCCCAGCGGTTCATCGTCGTGGCTCATGTCCGTCTCCCAGGGGATCGCCTACCACAGCTTGACCCACGACACGCGGGAGGCTTCCGCCGCCGTGGAGGATCCAAACGCCACATTGGTCGTCACGGCTTGCCCGTAGACCGTCAAGGCATCCGTCGCGGCCAATGTCAAGACCGCCGTTATGGTGGGACACGCCGCGCTCACGCTAGACCCGTCCGACTTAAACTTCGAGGTTTGGATGGTTGTGCCGTTCTTGTTGAGGTGTAGATACAGCACCACGTTCGAGAGCGTCGTCCATGACGCATTTGCCGTGACCGTGATCAAATAGGTGCCGTCGGCCCCGGTGCCAATGGTCAAGGCATTGGTCGCGAACATGCTGCCGACATCCGCGACTTCCGTGTCGAAGGTGAGCTGGGTCGTATTCCCCGCCGTCACCGTCTGCGCGGCGCTGTTGTAGGCACTCCCGCGCGGCTGCGTCGGGCTGTCGATAAAGTTCGTGCTGTCGAACTCCAGCGTCTTGATGCCGTTCACCGCCACCGCGATATTGTTCGCACCAATGCGATACATCCCCGTGTCGGTATCGCTGGCGAATGTCACCCCCGGCGCCCCGACCGCGCCATCGCCCGCCTTGACCACGGCGAACGTCGGGCTGGCCGTGGTGGACACGTCCTGATCGCCCGTGAGATTGCCGCCGAGAGTCAGGGTGCGATTGGCGTCTCCGGTCGTAACCGTCAAGGTTCGGTCAGCCGTCAGGTTCGACCCCGGCTTGACCGTCAGGAGATGGTCGCCGTCCGTGTCATACACCTGCAGTTCGGTGTTCTGGAACACCTTGGACCCAGGCAGATAGAAGGAATCCTGCGTGAAAACCGGCGAGCTGGGCGGATCGCTATCCGTGGACGGCGCGATCACGATCTTGTAACCGAGCGTTGGATCGAGGAACACGGCCGGAAACAGGCCATTGCTGTCCGCCTGCACCGGGTTGCTGTTCGCCACCGACAATGCCGAGGTCGTATAGGTGTATTGCTTGGTGGTGGTCCCCGGCTGATAGAAGAACGCCTTCAGCCCACTGGTGAGCGGGAATCCCAACCGGGGAAGGGGGCAGGCAATACCTACAGACATGCTACGATCCTCCGCGCGTGTGGCGCTTGATGCTGTTGCTCGCTGTCATCGGGGCGCTCGCTATCGCTCAGTGTCATCAGTCTGCCCAGCCATCACTGGAATCCCTACCGGCATGGCGCCACCCGACCTTGCGCCCGCGATGGCCGCCGCCACGCCCGCGCGCTGCGCCAGTGCGGTTCGTGCCGCCGCCGAGGCCGGCGCCTTCTGCCTCAACATGGCCGTCAGGAACCGCACGCCACCGGGCGAATAGAGCAGCTTCCCGACCGGGGCGACCATCGCCTGCGTGATCAGATTCGTGCCCAATGTCGTGGCGGTGCCGGATGGGTTCGGGTTCTCCGAAACGCGCTTCATGAGCAGAAAGAAGTCGCCGAGGTCTTTCCGTAGATTCGGGTCGGGAAACAAGATCGCCTTGGTGGCATCGCTCATCTTGTTCCATCCCGCCGAGGCTTTCTGGGCGTGCAAGAGCTTGCCGTCCTCAAACGCGGTTTCGACTAGGTTTGACACCACGGCGCGCCCAATGTTGGGTATCTGATCGGGCGTCTGCCGGCGCACTTCGATCAGATTGCTCAAGCCCTTATTGCCCGGTCGCGTGACGGACTCGAAGACGGTCTGTGGGTTATCCGACAACAGATCTAGCGTGGCGGCTTTCTGATACTTCAGGGCTGTGGCGGCTCGCCCCTCTTTGAGCGCATCGAGGACGCCGCCGCGTTCGGCCGCAGCCGTCACCTGCCGATCCAACGCGCTGACTGCTCTCGCATACCCACCCTGCGCCTTGGTTCGCAATTCAGGAATGTCCGCCCGTGCGGCGTCTTTGAGGTCAGAGAGCACGCTATCGACATCGGACAAGCGCGCCACATCTGGCCCTTGCATGATCTTGTCCAGCGCCACCAGCAGCCGACCCCGCCCGCCCATGAGCGGCGTTAGTGCGGCTTCCCGCTTCAATGACTGATACAAAGGCGCCAGATCAGAACGTGCTTCAGTTAATCGAACTGCGCTTGGAACTTGCCGCAATGACGGCTGCGGCTCCGTCGTCGCCCGCGTGGCTTCTCGCACGTCACCGGACCACCACTTCGTCCCAGGCCCCGCGCCTACCGCCTCAAGCGACTGTGCCAAATCTTCGCCGCTTGTATTGCCCTTCCATGTCGCGGCGGTTTCAATGGCATCCGCCAAGTCTGACGGGCCGCTGATATGCCGGAACTCTGGATACGATTCACGTAACCGCTCCGCCATCGACTCAAGCGAATGCCCACGGTCAGGGAAGACCACGCCACGCACACCATTGAGGCCACCCGTGGCACGTTTCGTCGTGGCACCGCGCAACCCGGTTTCTTGTGATTGCCGACCCTTGACGACCGTTCGATCTTGCCCCTCCAGCCATCTCCGGATCTCGCCTTTTAGGCCCGTTTCTTTCGCAAGACTGATCCCGCCCTCGTCGGCAACGGCTTCCAAAATGCTGCGCGGGTTATAGTCTCCGCGCATCGACGCCATTTCCTCACGTAGGCCATTAGCCGTGGCGATCTTCTCGGCCGCTAATGGCTGAAATTCTCGAAATGTGCCCCCATATCCCTGAGATACCGCATCATCGTAAAGCACGCGCGCCACCGCGTCAGACGATGGACGTTCACCCAACGCCGACAAGCGATCAATGGTCGCCGATGGCTCGACGGTTCTCGAGCGGACGATCGGCGCATTGGCGATCTGTGCGTCTTCCGCTGCGCGCACCTTGCTATAGGCTGCGTCCGACTCGGAATTGAGGTCGCGAATCTGCTTCGTGAGCACATCACGAATACCAGCGCCCACGTCGTAGCCAGTTTCCGTGCCTTGCACGTTCGGCGCGACCTGCTTGGCGAGCTTCTGGCCCGTCGCGCTCAACGCTTCAGCCTGCTTCTGGATCAAGGCTTCGGCTTGGCCCTCGGCGCCGAGACTGTTCGCCGCCCGCTTTTGGACATTCCGTAGATACCGGCTACCCGTGGCCGTCGCCGCATCGAGCGGCACGCCTTCACGCTCGGCAAAGGCATTGGAGGCCTGCTCGGCTGGCGTCAAGCGCGACGGGCGCGTCTGCGGCTTCGGCGTGCGCGGCGTGGCGGCTGAGATGACTCCGAGCGATCCTCCTGCTATCTCGCCCAACCCGCCAGCGACATCGCCATTCAGCACGCGCGATCCGCCATGCGTCACCATCGCGGCACTCGTCGTGCCCTGGACGGCCCGCTGGAGCGCCTGCACCTTCGGCAAAGCGAGCAGCCCCTTAAGTGCCGGCACCTCTTTGACAATGGCGCTGTCCGGCGTCAGCCCTGACAACGTGAGCGCGATACCAACGGGAGAGGTCATCGACTCGACGATGTTGCCGCCGCCCTCGACCATCCCCGCCACGGCACCACGCACCGTCTCGGTCGGATGCTGCCAGAGATTCCGCGCCACGTCCGACAGCGTGGACCATTCCAAGATCGATTGCTTGGTATTGCGGTCGGCGGTGTCGAGATGATTCGCAATGGCCCGCGCCGCCTGCCCCACAATGGGAAGCAGGGGCGTATTGGCGGTATCCCATGCGCGACCGACGCGCGACTGCTGTGGCTGTGCTGGCGTCGGCTCTGCGACAGGCGTCCAGCCAGCCGCCGCTTCTGGCACGACCGTCCATCCAGGCGCCGGCATTATGGCTCCATCTTCCATCCAGCCGGGAGAGCCGTCCCGGCTGGCGCTTCATGAAGCACGCCACGCTGATCGCGCGCTCGGATGGTGCGTGGCGCAACCGGCGCGGCCTGGGCCGGCGCATACTGGTTCCCGGCACTTGCCCCCTGCACGCCGGTATTCCGAATGGAGTTCTGGCGGATGGTCACGTTCTTCCGAGCCAGCGCCACCATGTCCTTCAGAACCTTTTCGCTCCAGTCCCCAGACAGGCTCTTACTCGCCAGTTCAATGGCGTGGTCTGTCGGGGAATTGCCGCCCATGTAGACATTCGCGAGGTCGGCGGTAATATCGGCAATCTGGCTGTCCAATTGCCTCGCGACCGTCGCCACCTGGTCGCCATACGCGCCGTTCTTTGCGGCGGCGAGGTTCGCACGATTCAGGATCGGAAACCGACCGCCCTTCCATTTCGCCGCGAGCGCGTCCACGGTGTCGAGTAGTTCGGGCAGCGCATTGATGGACTGGTTCAGCCGCGTCTGCTGATTCCCGTTCAATGTCGCGATGTGTTTCTGTGTGGCCGCCCAATCCGTCGCCGCCGTGGCAAGGTCGTAGCCTTGCCGCTTCGCTTCGGCCATCGTCGCCATGTATTCCTTCGTGGCTCGACCGGGCAGCATGGGCGGTAGCGTGCCGTCCTTCATGCCCTGCACCGCGAGCGCCACATCCGACGTGCTAGCGACTGGCGCTCCACCGACCGGCCGAGCTTCCATCGCCTTGTTGTGGCGCTTGGTTTCGTCCAGGGCCGCATTGGCGCGGTCTTCGGCCGCCTTCTTGGCAGCCGCGTCCGCCAACTGCTGCGGCGTCTGCGGAGCCGACTGGAAGATGTAGGAGCCGTCCGGCTGCTTGGTTGCCAGCGACCCATTGACGGCGATCGGCTTCTCTTCAGGGAACAGCGCCTTGTATCGCTCGACGGCCGGCATCAGCCGCGCCATCTGGCCCTTCACCCACGTCGGACCCTGGAACTGTTCGGGAATGGTCGCCAAGTCTTGCTGATCCAACACGCCAGCCTGCGCGAGCGCCGATCGGCCCTGTGCGTAGATGCCGGCTTGCGCGTCAGGTGGAGCCGCCGTAATTGACGTGAGCCAATTGCCGATGGCCTGTGCATGTCGCGCTTCCGTACGGGCCTTATCCTGTTCGGCCTGATCACGGCTGGCGAAGTCCATGCCCTGGTTGATTTGGGCAATCTGGGCATCCCGCAGCTTGCCAATCTGCGCCTGCTCCGCGATCTGCCGGGCGCGATCCTCCTGCGCCCGCTGCGCCTGCTGCACATTGCTGGCAAGCTGGCCGAGGCTCGTAATGGCTGGCGTGAATGCCTGCGCCCGACCAAGAATGCCCGCGGCGCGAGCATCCCCGACCCGCAGCATCAGATCCGTGAGGTTGCTGACCGTGCTCATCAGAGGCTCGGCGCGGGCGGCTTGCCAAGCGCCGCCAGATTGAGGTTGTTCAGAATGCTGTCTTGGTTCAGCCCACGGACAAAATTCCGGTTGTCGTTGAACGTTCCATAGTCAAAGGCCCGATTCGTGTTGAAGATGTTGAAATCGTCCAGCCGATTGACCCGTCCCATGTTGAAGTAGTCCGAGTTGATGCCCCACTGATCCAGCAGGTTGTTCCGCTGGGAGTTGTAGCGGTTGGCTTCATTGGTCAGGAAGTTCTGTCGTGCCGTGTCGTATTCGTTATAGGCCCGGTTGTAGACGTTCTGGTATTCCTGACTCGCCCTGTTCTGGGCATAGTCATTCAACGCCTTCATCGTGCCACCCGTTAGCAGCGTGCCCTTCGCGGCTGCGCTGTGCTCAATGGCTGCCAACCCGTTCTTGAGGTCAAACTGGAACCCCGGCGAGTTCATCGCGTCCTGCGCGGTCGGGGCGGTGAACGTGCCGGTCCACGGCTGGAGCGACTGCGGAGACGCGAACTGCGACAGGTTCGGCAGCGCCGGCCCACCCGACAATCCGCTCCCGTCGTCCTGCGCGACACCGCCGGGCGTGTTGTGCCCACGCGCGGCAATGTCGCTCAGGAGTGAGCCCTGCGTGCCGTAGCGGTAGGCATTGTCCATGTCAGACAGGAACTCTGCCTGCGTGGGCGCCCGCTTGATGTCCGACTGATAGACGGCGTTAATCGCCGCCGCGTTCTGGTTCGGGACGTTCTCAGGTCCGACCAAGGGATACCGACCGGCCAACGGGTCAGGCTGCGCCGACTGCGCCGGAGGCGGATTACTGGCGAACCAGTCCTCGTTCTGCGTCGGGTCGTTGAAATCCAACTGCATGTCAGCCTCCGATCACCGTCGCGCCGAGCGACTGATAGTGCCCGACCGCCGAAGACGGCACATACGACACCTGCCCATTCGGCGCCCGCATGGCGACTTGGCCCTGTGGGGCCTGCACGCCCGCCTGGGCGGCCTGCATCGTTCGCCCCATCAGACCCCCCATCGGCACCGGCTGCGTCGTCGAGACGGGCTGCGGAGCCGCCTGCATGGGCGTCTGCGTCGAGAGGGCCGAGAGGGTCAATGGCCGGACGGTCGTGCCGTATTTGCCCTGCATCGCCGTCTGCTGGCCGAGCAAATTAGACAACCCCAGTACGGCGTTCGTGCCGGCCGTGAAGTACGGCTGGTTGCGCTGCATCGCATCGCCATACTGCTGCTTCATGAAGTCGAGCGCGGCTTGTGCGGCTTGCGCCTGCTCTTTGGAGGCGTTCCCCGCCGCGTGGGCATTGATGAGCGACCCCACAATGGACGCCCCCGCGTTGAGGGCCGATGGCATGCCGACGCTACTCCACAATCCCATAGTTCCACCTGTTGTCGCCGCCGCTGATGTCGCGGCTGTCGGAATCGTGATCCCTGCCGGAAGTCCTCCCGGCACTGCTGCGCCCCATATCGGCGCCGAGCTTCCCACCGCGCTGGACCCGCCCGCCGCCGCACTGGCGGGCGCAGCGAAGAGTCCCAACCCCAACGACGCGCCACCTACCGCCAACGGCCCCACCACGCGCGGATCGCTATACCAGTGGTCCGCGTTCGGGTCGTAGAACTCGCCGCGCTCGTTGACCGCCCCGGACGGCACATCCGTCCAGGGAATACCCGCCTGCGCGGCGAACTGCCTCGCCACCTGACCCCGCACATACGGGCTCGCCGACTGCACGGCGCCGAGATACCCCGGGATGGCGGCCAGTCTCGCGTTGAGGGCGGAATAGTCGGCCATTGCCCTACGTCGTCACATCCAGCGATACCGCATGTTCGCGTGTGGACGCGCCTGCGGAGGTCACGAGCTTGACCGACACCGTATCCCCCGCTGCGACCGTCACACTGTGCGTCAGATCCGAGGCCGTCGTCGCCGCATCCGCCATCGTCGCCGTCACCGCCTGATCGATGCCATTGACGCGCAGCGTGTAGGTAAACGACTTCCCGGCGCCTGGACTCCCATCAGCCACCACGCGCAACCGTTTCAGCACCGAGGCGATCGGAAACACCACCGCCGTAGAGGATTCCGTGGCGTGCGCCCCACGCGGGCTGAGATAGACCGTCAAGCCTGCCGCAATCCCCGTCCCAGGTGTCGTCCCGCCATACCAGCCCGCTTTCGTGTGCGTGGCCAGTTGTGTTTCCGTGATGCCCGCCGAGGCCGACAACTGCGAGGTCGTAATCCCCGACAGTCGAGCCAGGGGCACGGTGCCGCTACTCAAGTCCGACGCGCTGCGGACGGCCAAATCGGCGAGGCTAGATCCCGTAAAATTCAATGTGGACCAGGCCACGCTCACAATCCGCGAACTCAGCGTCTTGAGGAACGCCAGCCAGCCGAAATTGATCGCGCCGGTCTGCGGATCGACGAGTAGTTGATCCTTGGGGATATAGATGTTGCTCATGCGGCGGCCCCTTCAAAGTCGCCCCACGCGCCAACCATCGCCGTCACGACAGGATCGGTGACCACCACCTCGATCACGCCATCGCGCCATCGGCCATTCCGCCGAAGTTCCGCGCGTGTGGTATAGGCACCTGTGGCCCCAAGCGGCACCCATCGTTCATCGCCGAACGTCTTGCCACCATCCCGCGAGATCCGCACCATCGCCTGCGGAGTGGCCCCCTGACCGCTCGTGCCGACACCAGACTGGAAGTCAAACCGCAAGCGATGGCACGTGATCCAGGAGCCATCGCCGACCACATGCGGCGACCGACGCAACCGGCGCAGCGTCTGACTGCCATCGGCTGCGGTATTGGCCGATAGCTCATAAATCGTGCCGTCCGTCGCCGATCCAACGTAGTGATACTCGAACGCGAAGATGTGCGTGCGCGCCAGTGGGAGATGCCAGTCCCCGTCGCGCACATTCCACGACAGCCACTCATGCCATTGCTCGGTCGTGTTGTCGTAGACCCA